GCAAATCCGCTGAACGCAAATCCGCTGAACGCAAATCCGCTGAACGCAAATCCGCTGAACTCAAATCCGCTGAACGCAAATTCGCTGAACGCAAATTCGCTGAACGCAAATTCGCTGAACGCAAATCCGCTGAACTCAAATTCTTAGAATTTTCAATGCCGAAAAAAACAGCCAACCTTAACTTTATTGCCGGTGGCGCATTAGCATTGCAATCAATCCGCGCAGTAAACTGAACTTTTCCCGTGAATCTATTTAAGACATCAAAATCAATCATAGAGCCTCCTGTTTTATCTGGCTGAAAACTGCGTCGCGCCTATCTTCAACCACTATTTATCCGCTGGGCGTATAATTGCACTTGCGGTTAGTGGCTTCCGACAAGGCGAACACTGCTCTTATACTTTATCAATGTCAAGAACGGATATTTATTAACATACTTGACAGTTATAAATATATCTATATGGTACGGAGTATGAATTGGATATTTATTATTGACGCATTATTGAAGACTGGTCTGAAACAGCGTGCCATTGCTAATATGAGTGGCTGTGAGGAATCTGTGATATACAGACTACGTACGGGAAAACAGAATGAAGTTTATCATTCTACTGGCGAGCAGATTATCCACCTGGCAAAGAGTCATGGGATCAAGTGTGAATAACCGCATCCTAATGTTGACTGATGAATATAGCGGTATGGGTATGACCTCCCTGCTGGCTGCACAAGCGATGGCTTTACTGGAGGTATTATGATTTTAGCTTTCTCACTGTCAATGCCGAACGTTGGATCATGGGATGGAAAATGGACGGGTGCTAATAATTTCTATACCAGGTTGGTTAATTTTGGAAGATCAAAAAAATCAACTGAAAAGGCCCAAAAAATACTTGATGAGGGATATTTCCACTATGATTTTGGTGACGGTTGGAGTGCGGGCATAACAGTAAAAAGAGTTAATGCAAATGAAGCTTTGAAAATTAGGAAAAAAACAAAGGGTTTTTGTGGCTATGATTGGATGATAGCTAGCATCCAACGTAATGGAAAGATCATCACGTGATTGGAGTAGTTTTTAGTTTCCGCTTCGGCGGATGGATGGTGCGCCAATGTTATTGAGGGACTCGATGGCAAGCTCGATTGGCTATGGCAACCTAGGATAAGCCTGTCGGTTGGATTCCGACGCCATCCAAAAAATAGCGGCTGCTATGGATAAGCCACACAACCTGTGATATATGCCTGAAATAGATGCATGCAGTCAGGTCAGCCGCTATTCATTTTAAGGAGAGAATATGAAAACATGTAAAGGATGTGTCTATGCAGATTGGCACCTGACTAAATCAAGCAGGCTTCATCCTTCTGGCGATGGTGAATGCAAATTTAAGTATAAAGTTCCAGCGCTCCCAGCGGCTTTCTACTGGATGGGCACCAAACCTCCAAAGCCGTGCGGAGGTTTCATCAACCGCAAAGAGGAATTGAAAAATCATTGCCCATATTATCAAGCAGGCAAAGCCCAATGCTAATCCTCCTCATCTCCACCCTCGAATACAAACTCCGCGCATTGATTGAGCGGATAAAGGAGCCACCACATGACCGACGCAAGTAAATTAAAATCAACCGAACAATATGGCCCAAGCCTTTTGGACAATATGGCTAAAGCTGCAATGCAAGCTATCTATCCTGATGGCACATCTTGTGAGGTGATAGCCGCAGAGGCATATGACATGGCTGTATCAATGCTCAACGAACGCCAAAAGAGAATTGAGGCAATGAAATGACCGACATGGATAAAATCAGAGATGAGCTAACTAAAGGCTTTATTTACAGGGAATATCAGGTGATAAACCCACAAATGACGGCCAACTTCTTGAGTGATGCTGTCACTAAATATCGGACTGATGATCTTTTCAATGCCCGCGTTGACTCTACTGTTGCCGCCGTGATAGATATAATTCATAAATGCGAGGATGAAACATGACCGACGCAAATAGAGTCCGCCAGTCCCTCCTAAAGGCCGCCTACGCCCACACCAAAAGTCTGTCACTGGTGCGTGAGCTGAAGCGGATATATGACGAGAGGAAATCCTCGTTGCCGCTTGCGCTTAAATGATAGTGTGCTACAGTTTGGGTTCGTTTGGTGCTGTTGGCGCAGCTAAGTGAACTGCCGTTGCCCTTTTCTTCGGCCAGCCACTCGAACCCAATTCATTGCTTAGCCAGCGTGAATTGAATAGCTAAAAGGGAGTTAAATCGATGGCAAACAAAAAAGAATCTTTTTTACTTTTCGATGACAGCCTTGATATACTTAATGACTTAACAGATACGCAGGCTGGTAAGCTATTCAAAGCAATCAAAGCATACCGATCAAATGATGAAGTTTTGCTAGACAACTTATTGCAAATTGCCTTCATTCCAATCAGAAATCAAATAAAAAGAAATTCAATTAAATATGATGAAATATGTAAAAAGCGTGCAATATCAGGGGCTTTAGGTGGTAAGCAAAAGCAAGCAAACCTAGCAAGTGCTAGCAAAAGCTTGCAAAGTGTAGCAAATCTACCTGAACCTGTACCTGATCTTGATCTTGAACCTGTACCTGATCTTGACATTAAAACAAAGATCAAAACCAGTGAACCTTCGGTCCCCGATGATGATAAAAAGTTTTGTTTTGATTCCGGCATTGAATTGCTGGGAAAGAAGTCCAGAACATTGATAGCAAGAGAAATAAAAAAGCATGGTGCTGAATTGATTGCTGATGTAATAGCTGAGATGCAGGCAAAAGATTTCGATGACACGTCCAAGCTATCAGGTTATTTCATGAAGATGTGTGAAGGGAAAAAGAAAGCGCGCAAATTAACAGCAGACGAAAAGTGGCAGGCTGATTTTGAAGAGCGGCAAAAAGACCCATGTTATGGTGCATTGTGAAAAGCATCGGTGATATAAACTCCATGCTGGCTGATAAGGTTGTGTCGGTCTGCGAATATCTGTTACCTGCCGGGAAAGTTGTCGGCCAAGAGTTTGAGGCTGGCGATGTATCGGGGAATGCAGGGCAGAGCTTAAAAGTGAATTGTAATGGCAAGCGAGGGGTATGGCAAGATTTCGCAACGGGCGAGGGCGGCGACCTGATAGACCTATGGTGCGCTACTAAAGAGATGACGCTCAAGGAAGCCTTGCCTGACATTAAGGAATATCTCGGGATCCATGATAAACAGTTTGAACCTATCCGCAAACAATATATCAGACCGAAAAGGCCACGGTGCAGGAAGCCGAAAGAAGATGTGCTGGAATATCTACATGGGCGCGGGCTTACGGATGATGTTATTGCCACTTATCGTGTTGCTGAAAACAAAAGAGAGGTGATATTTCCATATCTACGCAATGACGAATTGATATTTGCAAAGAAGATGAATCTTGATCGGGTGAATAGGAAAAAGGTTATCATGCCTATCTCTGCCGGAATGGAGCCATGCTTGTTTGGATGGCAGGCAATAAATGATAACGCCAGAGATGTCACTATCTGCGAGGGTGAGATAGACGCAATGAGCCTATGGGACTTCGGTTATCCTGCTTTGTCGGTTCCTTTCGGCGGCGGTAAAGGTGAGAAGCAAGCATGGGTATCGAACGAATGGGAAGCTCTTGAAAGGTTTGAAACGATATACCTTTGCATGGATGCTGATTTTGCAGGACAGGAAGCTGTGCTGGAACTGATTGACAGGCTTGGCAGGTATCGCTGCCGTGTTGTAACCCTGCCGATGAAGGACGCAAACGAATGCCTCACAAAGGGGGTCGAAAAGGAGACTATCCAGAAGTGTTTTGATGATGCGCAACAATTATCGCCGGAAACATTGCGAGACGCAGCGTCATTCAAGGATGAGGTATTGGCAGAGTTTAACCCGCCGGAAGGGCTACAGCGAGGAATTACCCCCCCGTGGCATACAATGGCTGAAACATTCATGTTTCGCAACGCAGAGGTAACGGCTCTAAGCGGGATAAACTCACACGGCAAATCACAGATTGCAGGACAGATCGCCCTGTCAACTATTTCACAAGGGGGCCTTGTATGTATGGCGAGCCTTGAAATGAGGCCGAGAAAAGTCCTAAGACGGATGGTGAGACAGGCAACAGGGCTTGACCACCCGACTGTTAAATATATCGAAAAAGTATTTTCATGGATGGCAGAGAAGATGTATATGTTTGACGTTCTGGGAACCGCAAAGGCTGATGAGATATTGGAGGCGTTTGAATACGCCAGACGAAGATATGGTGTGCGGATGTTCATCGTTGATAATTTTACAAAGTGCGGGATACCCGATGACGACTACGGGGGCCAGAAAGCATTTATTGATAGGATGACAGATTTTGCAAACAAGTTTGATTGCCATGTGATAGTTTTATTTCACCCGCGAAAACTTGAAAACGAGAGTCAGAGGCCCGGAAAGATGGATGTTAAAGGTTCTGGGGCCTTGACTGATATGGTTCATAATTGTCTGACAATATGGAGGAATAAAAAGAAAGAAAAAGAAATTGCATCTTTGGAATTTGAAGCCACCACCGGAGTTGATGTATCTGTCAAGATGGATGAAGCCAACAAACGGCCGGATGCTCTTTTGCTATGTGATAAACAGCGGGAAGGCGACTGGGAGGGAAAAACAGCATTGTGGTTTGATGTCAGGTCATATCAGTATCGGGACAGGTCTGGGATATTCAAACCGTACATTAAATTTGAGGAGAGTGAATTATGAAAGATGTTTATATGGATGACGGTTTTATTGTTCTTGCATGTGGCGGAGATAACTACGATATTTCAATGGAGAGGCTTGACACGCCGGAGAAAATACTTGCATGGACAGTTCACCTCGCGCAGAAAAACTGGATGACGAAAGAAACCCTTGTTGAATTTGTAACGCTTGCGCTTGGGAAATATCCGGCGCTGAAATGACTTGGCGTGTTCAAGGTGATGCAATGGAAATCAATGAGGGCATGGGACGAACTAACCATAAGCAAAACTGATACATAACCCACAAACCATAAACTATCCTGACTGTACATAATTGTGGATAGGTTGAGTATCTCAATTATTGGAAAGGAGCGCGAATGAAACTATCAGAAGTGAAATATAAAAAGTGCAAGTGTGGCCGCAGCTATCCCATGGCACACTGGATCAAACCAAGCCCTGAGGTTATTATCAAAGAGCGTCCGGACGAATACGTAGCTCACCGGAACCCGATCTGTAACCCCTGCGCTAGAAGATTTATCGAAAAGCTTTACAAAAAGCGCATGCGTGGATCAAAGCTTTCCGCTGATGATGTGGCGCGGCAGAGAAAACTTGAGAGGATGGTGGAGGTATGAAAAATAAAATCATAATGATGGACTCGGACGAGGCTGCAAAATTCGCGACAGGGATTGAAGGTTGGGTTAGCAGCGACGGAATATTTTTCGGAAGTGACAAAAAAGCTGCTCGCTATCACGGATGCACGCACAGGAAGTGCATAGAGTGCGGAGTGCTAACATTAAAGGCATGGACTGCTTGCGATGCTTGCCGAAAGAAAAACGAAGTAAAACGATATGCGAAGCGAGAAAAGAAAGTATGGGACGGGAACGCACCTCTTTATTCCGAAAAACTTGATCAGTATTTTTATGAAGCTCTTGATAATTTCGAACTGGATACGGGTAACGAATGGGAAGATCTTCGTATGCTTATCTGTGAGCCTGTATTTTTGCAGACTATACACGATGAGTATTGGATAGATGATCTGCCAGAAGATGGAGACTTGCCGCAGGAAATAATTGATGCCGTAGAAGTGCTGAATGCGAAACTCTTATCTTATGGGCCTGTTTCTTGGGTGCCGGGTAAGTATAGCGCGGTAATTGAGACATGAAAGCATGGAAGGTAGACAATGGGGACACTTGGTACGTGCTTGTGTTTGCTCCGACTCGTAGCCGGGCGAAGTTGGCGTTCAAAGAGAACAGCCCAGTACTATTTAATTTTGATTACGGGTGGACGGACATCCACGCTATACGGCATCCGGAACTGGACGACATGATCGACAATGAGGCGCTGTTTGATTCTCCGGATGATTTGCCGGATGGGGTAACATTTTGGCCGGAGGATGAGATATGAGCAAGCGCATACAACGAAAACGAATAAAAGGCTGGCGCATGCCTGAAAATGCAGTATCCGTAACACGTCCAGGATTATTCGGGAACCCGTTCGGTGGCGACAGGGAAGAGGCCGTACGCGCATATCGGTCATGGCTGGCTGGGGAACCGACCGGGCATTTGTATGCTGGACTAAATCCACAACATCGCGAAGAAGTGTTGCGTAACATCGTGAAATTGGTTGGGAAAGATTTAGCATGTTGGTGCGATAACGGTCCGTGTCATGCGGATGTGTTGCTGGAATATGCGGCGAACATGAGCAAGCAAACTCGATACATGTGCAAAATGTGTGGCCGCAGCAAGTTCACGAGAATTAGACAGCCACACAGGTGCAACAGCCAATTCCGCAAGCGTTGGCCGCGCGGAACATGGGGCGAGGTGATAGTACGGAACGCGCAGACTGGCAAGCCATGAAGCGATTTACTTTAACTGCCGACAATGCCGAAACGGTCATCCCTGCAATTGGCCATTATCTTCGCGCTGTGAATCTGGATAAGCCGCTTAGAATCGTTATTGATGACAAGAAAGAAACACGTCGAAGTCAACAAAATAGACTATATTGGAAATGGATTTCGATTATCGGCGATGAATTGGGATATGAGCGGCAGACAATGCACGATGTGTTGGTGTTGGAATTATTAGGTATGGTGGACAAACAGATTGGCGACAAAACGATACAGACTCTTGCAAGCACCCATGATATGAATGTTGGATACTTTGCAGATTATATGGAAAGGGTAAGCCGTTTTGCCGCAATGCAGCAGATTCGTCTGCCAGCAGAAGAATAACGGAGATAATATGCCAAGTAGAAAACAGCGAGCAATATTATCGTACATCGGCGAAAATGGCCGGATCACACTGGCCGAAGCTGTCGATTTGGTAGGCGGCGATATTTATTGCAACAAAAACAAACGCGTTGGAGCCATACTCTTAAACATGGTTAGGCGCGGCATGATAAAGCGCATCAAAAGGGGCGTGTATGAGGTGGCAGAGTGAAACATTGCTGGAAAGATGAAGCCGAACACCTCAAAGAAACCCAAGGCAAAACAGACGAATGGGTTGAGTCTGTTTTGCATGGCGGGACATGCCTGCTGGAAGCCGGGCACGACGGCGAGCATGTCTTTGTAGAGGATGATGATATTAAAATTCAGTTCAAAAAGGCGGAGGAAATATGAAAGAGAATGACAGGATTAAAGTAACCGATATAGAATATCTTTTCGCTTTCGGACGCCAGACTGCAATCATGGATATGGAAAACGCATTGATTGACTACCAGGATAAGCATGTAACAGACTTAAATTTAGGCGTTGCCATTATTCAGAAAGAGGGTTTGGCTGATAAGCTTGATTTTTACCGTAGAGGCACAATAATCATTGCAAGTGAAGGGTTTGATCTATCCGAAGTATCAAAAATATCACATGAGTTTGACGGCGAAAATTTGTATATCATCATCCACGATTTAGGCGATCCGGAGCAGAATGATGCAGAAAATTAAACCATGGCGCTCCAAGAAATATCTGGCATGGATACGCACCAAGCCATGCTCGCACTGCCGGGTACCGGGAACGGAGCCACACCACATCACAGGCTGGGGCGGAACTATGGGCGGCAAGCCAAGCGACATACACGCGATCCCGTTGTGCCACCTTCACCACATGGAAGTGCATGCAGATCCAATACAATGGAAGGAAGCTCAGATTTACTGGCTCATTAAAATGCAACTGATGGCAATGAACGAAATGGATCAATGGAGGTAACAAATGGCAACCGCAACCCATAAAGCGAAAAGCGGAAAGAAAACCCGCAAATATGGCCGCAACAAAGCGAAGTGTGCGAAATATCTGGCGATGGGCATGCGTGCGAAAAACAAGGTGCGCCGAATTGCGCGGCATCTGAAGCGGCAGCAGGGAGACAGGAAGGCCCTGTCTCGGATGCAACACTGGCAGACTGTTAGGTGAAGCTGACAGGCGTTTGGAAAACTGATCCGCCGAACTCCCCCGGCATGCTCCCGCGTATAAGTTGCCCCATGCATCATAATGCGCTGAAGAGCATATCATTTTGCATATCCTGCAAATGGAATAAGATGGAAGCGATACAAATAAAACCTGACAGTGTCGAAGTTTTGTGTCGAGGAATTGAGGAGATGAAATGAATGATGAAAAATACACTTTTGAGACAGGCTACACAAAAATCGAACGGTTCTCTCGGATTGAGGGAAATCGGCTATGCAATTACTGTGTATCTGTTAAATTTGACTCCAACGGGATCGAGCTATCAAGAACAGAACCACGGCTGCTAACATATTTGGAGATGACACCAAGACTCCCATGGATTGAGCGTCTGGTCAGCATGCTGGGTATGGGTAAGAATAAACAGGCCATGAAATGAGCGATGAAACATAGCCCACAGCATCACACAGCACGCCGTGGAGCGACTTTTAGCTGTTTTGGTAGGCTAGGGTACCGAAAAGGGGGAGCGATGCGATTATGAGGAATAAATACGGGGCGAGAAAAACCATTGTGGACGGCATAACTTTTGACAGCAAGAAGGAGGCAAGGAGGTATTCAGAACTGAAGTTGCTGGAGAAATGTGGAAAAATTGAAGACTTGGAATTGCATCCGCGTTTTGATTTTGTTATAAATGGGGTCAAGTGTGGTTTTTATAAAGCAGATTTTAGGTATATCGAAAACGGGTTTGAAATAATCGAAGACGTAAAAGGAATGCGCACGCCGGTTTATCGTATAAAAAAGAAGCTTATGAAAGCCATACATGATATTGATATTTTCGAGACATGAAATATGGAGCCAGCCGAAGCCAGCCCCATGATTGACGCCTAGTGACGAGGATGGATAATAACCGGAGCCCCTGTTGCATACGGGTTCGTAGCCGATGAATTACTGTAAACAGAGCCATACTTTGAATACGGATTGTTTATGCTATCCGGCGAGTATTTACTCCCGAATTTACCATACGGGTTTGCAACCGAATTGGCATCATACGGGTTCGTGTTCAGATTTCCCAGATATTTCCCTGTAGACGGATCGACAAGTATCAGCCCGCCAGCCATGGCAGTCCCAGCGATCAGTAGTGAAAATGCGATGAGTAATGATTTCATGTTATTCTCCTTTTTTATTTGTCTGCATAGCCTGCAAACGGGCAAGATATACGAGTTTCACGATGCGCGGAGCATCTTCTAAAACGTCATCATAGAGTGCTTCAATGATGCGTGCAGGTATCCGGCGATCACCTTTTTCATAGGCTTGAAACGTCCTGCGAGCCACGCCGAAACGTTGAGCGGCTTCGAGCGTGGAAATGCCAAGCAAATGGCGATAGGATTTGATGAGGGATGGGGTCATAATTCACTCCTTTTTTGTTCTACTGTTACGATTGTGTCATTATGCCATCCTCCATGAGGAACAAGCAGGATTTCAAGCTGTATGAACCCGGCAGTTTTCCCAATGCCGCCGCTGTTCCAGCCGCATGTAATGACTTTGCCTTGCGGTTTTACTATCCGGGAAATTTCCTTTTTCATATTCGCCCAGAAGCTTGATTGTGTGGTCTGCATGTTCACGGCCATGTGCATTGCTTTGTAGCATTCGCTGACCTGCCGGGGAGAATATGGCGGATCAAACAGCACAACATCAATGCTATTGTCACCAAATAATTTGAGGAATGCGAGTGCGTCCATGTGATAGTTAGTATCATATTCGGGGTTGAGGTCATTCGTAACGGTCGCCAGCTTATTACTATTAGCAAACGGGTCGATGCTTAGTCCTGATAGATGCCGGGAAATCAGTTCACCTATCGGCTTGATGCTGAATGTGTTACTGTTTGGCATTGCCCAAACGCGTGAGATTATTGTCATATGTAGTCCTTTATTGCAGCCGTCAATTCTTGGATCGAAATATCAAATTCTTTTTGCGACAATGTGTGTCCGATAATAACGTCGCATGTAGTTTTTTCATCGAATATATACCAGTAACCATTCGGGCCTAAGTTGTTATATTCAAGCTTAAAATTGTTTATATTAGTTTGTTTTCTCAACTTATAGATTAAGCGGTTTGCATTCATAGTAATTCCCCTTGGCCTGCTAAATAAGCGAACCACAAGATGCTCCAGAACGCCATCCCGACGATGGCTACGAGGATGTTCTCTTGCCAGCGTTTCATGATGTCACCTCTTTTGTTGTTGATAATATCAGATGCTCCATGCTCCACGCCGTGAAAAACCCCGCTTCCATTGGATCAATAGCATCATACATTACTACCCCATCCGTTATTTTTACTATTTTTATCAGGAATCCAATTTCATTTGTTTTTCTAATGTCGCCTGGTTTCATAATATCCTCCTATTTTTCTACGCCCGGACAGCCTCCGGGCGGGCATGGTGGGAATGGGCTACTTGATTTCCGCTGCCGCAAGAGCCTCTTCACCCTTGCCCTCCGCCCATGCGAGGCCAGCCTCATAGCCATCGGAGATGATGATCTGGATTGCAAACTCAGCGGTTACAGGTCTAAATTTCCATCCATCTGTGGAGTTACTTCCAAACCGGCCGATCAGTTTACCGCCAGAAGTGAGGTAAATATCGATATAATCCGTGTAAGGATTGCCCAATTCTTGTTCGGCGAGATGTTCGGCTGTATCGAAATTGAACCACCCAACATATTCCCGGCTGTATCCGTCCTCTTTATACACATTAATTCTGTTCATGTCGTACCTCCTGTTTTTTAGAGCGATAACACGCTCCCTACTGCCAGCGACCGGAGCCACTGGCAGACGGGAATGGGCTACAAGTAAGTGCCCATGCAATCATCAAGGCGGTGCTGCATGCCTGCGTTGAAATATGCTTGAATAAAGATGTATACAGAGTGTTTGCACACATTTTTATGTTCTGCAAAAAGTTCTCGGATTCTTGCTTCAGTCATGCCTCCGTTAGCGTAAAATGTGTGACGGCTGGACGTGTGATTTTCACCGTTCAAAATAAACATATGTCGTACCTCCTGTTGATCTGATATGTGGAGTATGAGCGCATTGGCGCACAATAGCAACCCTTTCCCTTTTGCGTGTATTGGCATGAAACCTCGAAGGGGTGGCAAAAACCCAACGGGTAGTGTAAAGTGTCAAAGTGAGATACAAGTGATGGGGTATATCACAGTTTATGTGGGGAGAATGGGGAAGTATCAGGAAGACTTATGGTAACTAGTCGCAATCCGCTGTATAAAATAGTTCGGCAGTTATATTCTGCCGACCCGGAAACTCCACTAGCTGACATCTCTCGTCAATACAATATCAACAGAAATACATTAGCTGGGTGGGTATCAGATTATCGCAAAAAGATAATAAAAAGACGGGGCAAAAATAAAGCGGCGGAAATAAAAAAATTAGCAAACATCCGCAAATGCCTGAAATGTCATCGAGCGTTCGAACTCGAGCAGAATTACTACAGATGTGGACGCTGTCGAGCTGCGGATTGACACAACACGATGACGATGCCAATTTTTCGGGATGAATTACAACACAGCTAAAGCCCGGAAAGTCGCAGCACACATTGCTCTGCGAGTAATGCAAGAGGCAATCAGCGCGATCAAGCAAACAATCAATACAGCACCACTACACAAACGGATCAAATGCGCAATATCAGTGCTGATGGGTAAATTCTAGATGGCAAAACGAGGCAGGCCAACTCTCTACAATGATGCTGTCACAAACGAGATATGCAGCCGCCTCTCCTCCGGTGACTCATTGATTACAATCTGCAAAGATAAGCACATGCCCGTAATTGAGACTGTGCGAACATGGCTGGGGCAGGAAGATAAGCAGGATTTTACTGTACGCTACGCGCGCGCCAGACAGGAGCAGGCCGACCATTACGCTGACGAAATGCTAGCAATAGCAAGGGATGAGCCGGATGTGAACAGGGCTCGGCTACAGATTGATACACGAAAATGGATTGCATCAAAGCTCAAGCCGAAGAAGTATGGCGACAAAATTACGCAGGAGCACACTGGCAACATTGCAGTAATCATAAGCAGCACCGATAACGAGCTATAAACAGGGTATGTTAGGGTATCAAGAGCATGCTAAAAGCCCCGTAGCGGCGATTCTATGGCTTCGATTGTTGCACGTACTGCGGCGGAATAAGACCAAAACGCTACATTCACGCAAAATAGGCATAAACAATGGATAATCTGATAGTCGAGCTGGGCATCACAAGAGCGCGGGCAGGACGGTATTTGGGGGTAAATCGAGCTACGATCACGCGCTGGTGCAAGACGGGTGCGCCTGTGCATGTGATAAAGCATTTTGAGCTGCTGGCAGGATACAAAGCCGCGCTCGATGCTGTCCGGAAAGCGTGAAACTCACACCCAAGCAAACAGAGGCCAACAAACTCCTGGCAGGAGACGCGACAAACTGCATGTTGTTCGGCGGCTCAAGGTCTGGCAAAACATTTCTCTGCGTCAGGGCTATCATCATACGCGCTATCAATGCGCCGTTCTCACGTCACTGCATATTCCGGTTCCGGTTCAATGCGGTCAAAGCGTCGGTCGGTATGGATACGCTGCCCAAGGTGTTCAAGCTATGTTTCCCGGACATTGAGTACACGCTGGACAAGACCGACTGGCGGTTCACGCTGACGAATGGCTCAAGTATCATCCTAGGCGGCCTGGACGATAAAGAGCGGACCGAGAAAATTCTCGGACAAGAGTTCGCTTCAATCTATTTCAATGAGTGCAGCGAGATCGGCAAGAGCGCGAGAGACACTGCTATGACCCGGCTGGCGCAATGCTGCGGACGGACGGACGGCGGGCAGCTCAAGCTTAAAGCCTATTACGATTGCAACCCACCATCCAAGGCGCATTGGTCATATAGTGTGTTTCTCCTCAGGCAGGAGCCAACAACGAAAAAACCGCTGGACGCTACGGACTACGTTTCAATGCTCATTAACCCGGCTGATAACGTTGATAACCTGCCCGCTGGATACATTGATAAACAACTCAAATCACTCCCGACCCGGAAACGCAACAGATATCTATCGGGCATATGGGCTGACGCTACTCAAAATGCGCTATGGACTGATGAGATAATAGATAGGTGGCGGGAGTCTGGTGAGCTGCCGGATTTACAGAGGATTGTTGTAGGGGTTGACCCATCTGGGGCAAGCGAATCAGATGCAAGCGAGCATGACGCTATCGGGATCGTTGTCGGGGGGCTTGGCGTGGATGGCAACTGCTACATATTAGAAGATGTTACAGTGTCCGGAGGCCCTGCAACGTGGGGCAAGGTAGCTGTCAGCGCATTTGAGCGGCATGATGCTGACGCGATTATAGGAGAGAGTAATTACGGCGGAGCAATGGTTGAGCACGTCATCCAGACCTCAAGCGACAAGCGCATATCGTACAAGTCGGTTACGGCTACAAGGGGTAAGGTTGTTCGAGCCGAACCAATATCAGCACTGTACGAGCAGGGTAAGGTCAGGCATGCCGGGGTATTTGGGAGTTTGGAGGAGGAACTGTGTGCATTCTCTACATCCGGATACACTGGCGAGGATTCTCCGAACAGGGCTGACGCATTGGTGTGGGTGGTCACAGAGCTATTTCCCGGGATCGTAAAGCCACGAAAACAGCGGAAGAAGCATCAGGGCAGGCCTCGGCGGGCAAACCACAGTACGGCATGGATGGGTTGACGCATGGCGATGACGACGGTTGTGTGCAGATATGACAAAGAAATCTGACGAAAAACTCCTGGAGACTGCGCGAAAGCGTTTCACAAAGGCGCAAGACCACTGGAATAATATTTTTGCGGAGTACGAGAAATGCATCCGGTTCAAGCACGGTGAGCAGTGGGAAGAGGAGGAGAAAAAAGGCCGCGATGAAGACCAGAGGCCTTCACTTGTGTTCAATCGTATTGCTGGACATGTAAACCACATAGTTGGAGAACAACGACAGAACAGACCGGCTATTAAAGTACTGCCGGTCGAGAACGCAGATGATGAAGCGGCAGACATACGCAGTGGCATAATCAGGATGATCGAGGCGGCAAGTGATGCAGAAGAAGCATACGATACTGCATTCGAGGCATCATTATCCGGTGGAATTGGCGCATTCAGAATTAACATTGATTATTCCGATGATGACACATTCACACAAGATTTACGAATTGACACGATTCCAAACCCTCTAACAGTTGCTATTGATCCAGCTTCAAAGAAAGCCGCTGGTTCAGATAAGATGTGGGCGTTTGTTTCCGAGAAGATGTCAAGGGAGACATTCAAGGAACGCTGGCCGGGAAAGCCTGTCCCATCAGCGGGATTAGGAAACGACTGGAAAGACTGGATTGAAAAGGACGAAGTTCGTGTAGCAGAGTATTGGTATAAAGAGCCAGCAAAGAAAACACTACTACTGATGTCAGATGGTTCGACTCTGGACGCTGACGAAATGGTAAAGGATCAGGAACTTGCAGCACAAGTCCAAGCGCAGGGGCTAACAATTCATCACGAGCGTGTAGTCAAGACTCATACTGTAAAGAAAGCACTGATTGCGGGGAACATCATACTGGAGCAGCACGATTGGCCGGGCAAAGATATTCCCATCGTCATGGTATATGGTCGCATGGAATGGGTGGACGGTAAGCGCACGGTTGATTCAATCATCAAGAATGCAATGGATCCTCAAAGGCTACTCAACTATTTAAGGTCGCAGGAAGCGGAATCGCTGGCACTGGCACCTAAATCCCCGTGGTTGGTTACGGCTGAGATGGTGGACGGCTTTGAAGACGAATGGACAGATGCGTCAGTCAAGAATAGGGCAGTTCTCACTGTAAATCAGACCGATGCAGGCATGCCACAGCGACAGGCCCCTGTAACGGTACAGACCGGATATGAAGCCGCCGCAGCGCAAATGATTGATGAGATTAAAGCGGCTACAGGACAATATGATGCATCATTAGGCTCGCAGTCGAACGAGACAAGCGGTCGAGCGATTATCGCAAGACAAAGACAGGGCGAATCATCCACATTTGAGTTCATTGATAATCTATCACGCTCGATTGCATACGGTGGGCGGATACTAATTGATCTGATACCCAAGGTTTATTCATACCAGCGCGTGATGAGGGTTCTTGGTGAGGATGGCGACTCAAAAGAAGTTACTGTAAACGAGCAGAAGCCTGACGATGAGACGGGTGAGATAGTCAAGTTCAATGACGTTACAGCAGGCAAGTTCGATGTTTCAGTGACTACAGGGCCATCATACGCCACGCAGAGAGTCGAAGCGGCTGATTCAATGATGCAGTTCATCAAGTCCGTCCCCGGATCGGCACAGGTTGTCGCAGACCTTATTGCACGGAACATGAACTGGCCGGGAGCGCAGCAGATTGCAGACAGGCTCAAGAAGATGTTGCCACCGGGCATTGATGGTGACGAGAAGAACAGTCCGGAAGATCAACAGATGCAGCAACAGATGCAGCAGCTACAACAGCAGAATGATCAACTCATGCAGGCATTGAACGATATGCAGCATAAGCAGGCCGTTGAAGTCGCCGGGCTGGACATAAAGGAATATGACTCGGAAACAAAACGATTGCAGGCCGTGGAGAACGTTCCGGGAATTGAAACAATGATCCAGCAAGTAGTTGCAAGAATGATGCAGGGTTTGGGGCAGCAGACCATGCAGCCTCTACCACAAGAACAGCCACAACCACAACAACCCCAAGGAGCCATGTAAATGACAGATGAACAATTGATTAAAGAGCCGACCGAAGAGCCGATTGATACAGTTAAGCCGACCGAAGAACCGGAAGCCGAGCCAGAGGCAGAAGAAACCGAAGAGCCGACAGAGGCACCGACCGAAGAGCCGAACGAAGCCCATGTATCCCGCTCCCAGAAGCGCATCGCTGAATTAGTCCGACAGCGTGAGGAAGCGCAGCGCAGGGCAGGAGAGCTTGAATCACAACTCGCCAAACATGAAGACAAAGACGCCCCGAAAGAAGCCGACTTCGATTCATACGAAGACTATACCCACGCACTGGTCAAGCATGAAACCACAGAAATATTACGTGAAGAGCGCAAGGCACAAGCGTTATCACAGCGGGAACAGGATGCTGATCTCGCGTTAAAGCAGTTTGAAGCAAGGGCGGAGAATGGCCGCAAGAAGCATGATGACTTTGATAAAGTGGTCGGCAATCCAGACCTGCCAATCACTAATGATATGCTGGCAATCATGGCTGACTCCGATGCAGGCGATGAGGTGGCATATTATCTCGGGAAGAACGAGGCTGAGACAAGGCGTTTAGCAATGATGCCGCCTGCAATGATGGGGCGTGAGATGGCTCGCATTGAAATGAAGTTGTCCGAGCAGCCAAAGCCTGCATTACCTAACCCGGTGGATACGGGATCTACACTTTCCGGCACCGGTGAGTCTGCAACAGTGGATGAATCAAAGATGTCAACGGAAGATTATATCGCTCACAGAAGGGCGAAGATGTCAGGGGGCTGATATGGGTTTCAAAGATGAACTTGCCCAATTTAAGAGGTCAAACCCTAAGAATAAAAAGGTTCAGGGGATGACAGGCAAGACATATGGGGCTTCCAGACCGGGGAACCGCAAAGATGAATACATGAATACGCGCCATGCCGGTGAAGGCTATGGTGAGTGGAAGCGCCGAAAAGGGTACTCTTGACGTAAGTAGATGACGATGCCTTAATGGCTGTGGGTATCGCTTCCCCTCTGAAGCGGACATGGCGTAACCAAGGAACTCGCCACCTTGGAAAGAGTTGTCGCACGAACTGAATCAGTGCGCTGTTAGCGTTACCGGATGTCGCAAACCGGAAGTCAAACAAACTCAATCCAAGGAGGCCAATAATGGCTACGAATGCTTTATTGACCAGCGACATTATCACTAATGAAGCGTTGGCAATTCTTCACAATAAACTTTCCTTCATCGGAAAAGTCAACCGGCAGTATGATGACAGTTATGCTATCAGTGGTGCAAAGATCGGTGATTCACTGCGAATCAGGTTACCGAATGAGTACACTGTCCGCAATGGCACGGCACTGTCTGCTAATAACACGGTTGAAAACAGCACTATTCTTACAGTAGGAACGCAGAAGGGCGTGGATATGTCCTTCACAACCAAAGAGCTGACAATGGACATTCAGGACTTCTCTGAACGAATCATTGAACCTGCAATGTCTGTCTTGGCTGCTAATATCGAAGCTGATGCATTCAATATGTACAACGATGTTTACAATCAGGTCGGTACGCCGGGTACTACTCCTGCAACTCTCAAGGTCTTCCTGGATGCTAAGACCAAGCTGAATCAGGGTCTGTCTCCGAAAGATACCAAGCGTTGCATTCAGTTGAACTCTGATGCGTCTGCAACTGTTGTCGATGCCTTGAAGGGTTTATTCCAGTCGTCAGGTCAGATTTCCAAGCAGTATTTGGAAGGAGTGATGGGACGTGGTGCAGGCTTTGACTGGTTCGAGAACGAACTTGTGCCTGTTCATACTACCGGCACGAACGTTGCGGCTGGTACGGTCAATGGTGCAGGGCAGACAGGTAGTTCTCTTGTTGTTGCTGCCTTAACATTGGCAGGAACGCTCACCAAGGGTACTACGTTCACTCTGGCCGGTGTAAACCGTGTCCATCCTGAAACCAAGTCGACCTACGGTGTCTTGCAGCAATTCACCTTGACTGCCGATGTAACGGCCGATGGTGCCGGTGCAGCTACGTTGTCTATTTCTCCTGCTATTGTTGCAACAGGTGCCACGCAGAATGTTACGGGTTCTCCTGCCAACGGTGCAGCGATTGTATGGGGTAACGGTGCAGCTTCAACATCCACGCCTCAACATCTGGCCTTCCACAAGAATGCGTTTGCGTTTGCAACTGCTGACTTGGAAATGCCTGATGGTGTGGACTTCAAAGCACGCAAGGTGTTTGACGGTATTTCAATGCGTATTGTCCGCCAGTATGACATTAACACTGACACGATTCCGTGCCGGTTGGACGTATTGTACGGGTACAAGACTATCCGTGCGCAGCTCGCAAGCCGGGTAACAGGCTAAATAGGATCGGGGGCGAAAGCCCCCTTTCTTTACTTTAAGGAGGCTCTATGTTCAAAGAATATCCAAAGTGGGTTGATGGCAAACTTATTGAAACAGAAGAGGAAGAGATTGCTTTAACCGGCAATGCTACGAAAACCAAACCTGCCAAACAGCATACACAGAAAACCACGCCCTATACGCCACAGGAATACCCGAAATGGGTTGATGGCAAGCTTGTAGAAGAGGCTGGCCTTGAGGCTATGTCCAAGAAGGAACTGGAAAGCTACACATTGAAGGCATACGAAGTGGATCTTGATTTACGGAAGAAGAAGGAAACATTGATTGCGGAAGTTGAGGCACTTGGCGGGTGACTGCAACCGCATCTGTAATAATCAATTCTGCATTGCGCCGTTTGCGCGTATTGCAGGCAGGTGAGCAGCCTGATGCCACGGAGTCAGCTGATGCGCTGCAATCCTTGAATGATTTGCTTGGAACGCTGTCTATCGAAAAACTGTTCGTCCCGCAAACAACGAATGAAACGTTTAACCTGACGGTAGGAAAACAGACTTACACCATAGGCACGGGCGGAGATTTCAACACTGGAAGGCCTATAAGCATATCCAAGGCATATACGACCATTCTGGACGTTGACTATCCGTGCGAGGTGATACCACGCAAGAAATGGCTGGGTATCGTCTATAAAAAGACTTCCTCCTCATATCCGTATTGGTTGAATTATCACGATACTTCACCTCTGGGTGTTATCGAGTTTTATCCTATACCTACAGATGCTTCCACGTTCACTATGGATTCAATCAAGCAGTTGACGGAGTTTACAGCACTCAACACTCCTACTGACTTGCCGAAGGAATACGAACGCTATTTGAAATTTGCGTTGGCAAATGACCTTGGTCCCGAATATGGAAAAGCACTGACACCTGCTGACTACACAGTAATGAATCGTATGTATCGACGGATAAAGGATAACAACCATGAACCTCTGGATGTCAGGGTGTTCGGCCCCCGCCGCCGCTATGACATATTCACTGACTGATTATGAGAGTTCCTCTTAACCTTATCGGACAGGCATACGAAGGACGCAGCCGTGCGATAGATTCCGAACGGTGTGTGAACTGGTATCCGGAAGCGAACATGCCAGAATCAAAAAGCATTTTGTCTATGGTTCCAACGCCGGGCGCAAAACGTATAGTGACCCTTGCCGGGAATAGCAGGGGAGGGTATCCATACAACGGGTTAATATGGTCTGTCGCTAATGATGGCAAGCTATATTCCGTTACTACGGCAGGGGTGGACACGGCTAAAGGAACGCTTAATTCCGTAAATGGTGATGTTGACTTTGCCGATAACGGTGCACAGTTGATTATTGTTGACGGAACTGATGGTTATATCTACAACAAGGCCGCCGACACCTTTACCCAGATTGCCGACCCTGATTTTCCTGTTAACCCTGTTCAAGTCGAATATATGGACGGGTTCTTTATCGTGCTTGAGGGAGGTAGTGGTAGGTTTTGGTTATCCGCACAGGATGACGGCACAAGCTGGAACGCACTGGACTTCGCAACCGCCGAAGGATCACCCGATAATCTTCTGGCAATGAAAGTAAACCACAGGCAACTATGGTTATTCGGGAATAAGTCCACTGAAATTTGGTACAATTCAGGAAATAAAGACTTCCCATTTTTGCGTATTCAAGGCTCATTCTTTGAGGAGGGCATCCTTGCTCCGCTATCGGTAGCTAAAACAGCACAGTCTGTTTTATGGCTATCCAGTTCTGAGAGGGGAAGAGCCGCCGTGTATGAAGCCTCAACAGTAAGGCCGAAGAGGGTAAGTCATCTAGGCATGGAGTTTGCCCTTGATTCATACACAGATTTAACCGATGCGATTGGGTACACTTATTATGAGAAAGGGCATACGTTTTATGTGCTGACTTTCCCAGCGGGTGAGCATACATGGGTTTACGACCTGTCAACGGGCTTATGGCACGAGCGTTCCACGAACAACAAGAGGTGGTGGGCGCAATATGGCATAGTAGTGGCCGGGGATTTGTTTGGGCTTGATTATGCGTCAGGTAGAATCATGTTGATTGACCATGGATACCATGATGAAGATGGGCAAGTAATTAAAAGGCTCCGCTCCGGTCGGCATATTCACAAAAACAGGGATTACATAGAGTGTAGTTCGGTGGAGATTGAGTTTGAGCACGGCCTTGGAGATGTAACCACGGCAGACCCGCAGGTGATGTTCCGGGTTTCCCACGATGGCGGTTATACATGGGGGACTGAGCGCAAGCGTAGTGCTGGATTAAGTGGTGATTACAAGTCACGGGTCAAGTTCAACAGGAACGGCACTGCAAGAGACTTTGTGTTTGAAGTTTCTGTTTCTGACCCTGTTCCATGGATAATGGTTCAAGCCGTTGCAGAAATGGAAGCGATACCATGAGCGTCCCGCACCCACAATATAGCGATGTTGCCACAGAAAGCGGGGATTTTACTCTGTTCTGGAGGGATTGGCTTCAACGTGTATACCAAGCTATCGGGCTGGTGAATACGCTTTACATGGCTATTCAGGCGCACACGTTCACTGCTATAGCAGCAGGCGCAACGCAGACTATGAATGTCACCATAAAAGGCACAAGAGCGAATGACGATGTTACCCTTGGCTTGGGGGTGATAGATGCAGGGCTTGTGTATCAGGCGCATGTAAGCGCGAATGATACGGTAACGATTGTATGCACGAATACCACGGCAGGGTCGATTACTCCGACCGCGGGGAATATCAGGGTAACAGTGAGGACGTTTTGATAACAGCCATTGAACCAACGATAGAAGCTATCCAGAGGCTCGCCAGCGATAGAACGGGCGCGATAGGTGAAGATGAACTTGCTCAAATGGCATTCACCGGTCAGTGCAGCATTGTGGCTATTGATGACCACACGATAATGGCCGTATGTTCAAAGGGCGGTGAGTTATGGGTCTTAGCAGTGAATGGCGGAGCAGAAGGGTGGATAGCAGAGGCGAATGAATGGCTTGATGAAACGGCAAAGACAGAAGGATTACCATCAATAAGGTTTATGGGGCGCAATGGATGGGTAAAGGCGCTTAAAGATTTCGGCTACCGTCAGGCTGGCGTGGTCATGGTTAAGGAGATTTCAACATGAGCGGATTAGTAAAATCATTCAAAAATCCATTAAAGTCTATTACGCATTTGGTAAAGAACCCATCAAGTGCGATTGTGCCGAAGGGAATAAGGAACTCGTCTGCTTACAAAAACATTGCAAGACCGGTTATTAAGGTTGGAGTAGGCGCAGCAGTCGGATTCGTTGCAAGCGGTTTTAATCCGGCAGGGGCTATCGCGGGTGGCGTTACATCGGCAATCGGCGGAGGTCTTACCAATAATGCATTCCGCCCATTGCCAAATCTTGTTGGCCCGGCTGTTGTCGGAGCGGGATTAAATCCCACAGTACAGAATGCCGCCGCCGGTCTCTTTGGTCAAACAGGCCCAGGTGCAGGCGCAAGCGCATCTTCTGCATATTCGCAAGCTGTCGCGGCAGGGTCAAGTCCGGCATCGGCAGCGCAAATAGCCGTAGGTCAGGCAAGCGCGAATGCTATCGGCACAGGTTCGACTTTAGGGCAGGGCGTAGCAGGCGGCTTGAACTATCTAGTTAACGGCGGGATTGGTTCCTCTGTGTTAAGCGGAGGGAAAGCATTGCTCGGCGGCGGGTCAGGCGGCTTGCTCAATACGCTTGGGCAGATCGGCGGGGCTGTCTATAGCTCAAGTCAGGCAAGGCGGGCAGCACAGATACAGGCTGATGCAGCAGCAGCAGCGAACAAGACACAGTGGGCTATGTTCAACCAGAACCGTGCTGACATTGCTCCGTGGCAGGCTGTTGGTGAATCATCCCTTGGTCAGTTGGGGGCGGAGACTCTTGGGCCAAATGCGCCATTAACAAGGGCTTTCGGCACAGCAGATTTCCAAGCTGATCCCGGTTACCAGTTTAGAAAATCGGAAGGCCAGAAAGCTATCGACCATCAGCTTGGTTCTATTGGCATGCACAATTCTGGACAATCGGTAAAAGAGGCCGCAAGGTTTAATCAGGACATAGCGAATCAAGCATATCAGGGTGCATACAATCGTTTCAATTCTGACCAGACGAACAGGTTCAACAGACTTAATTCTCTTTCAGGAACGGGTGTAAACGCAGCCGGAAGGATCGCAGGTCTTGGTGCAAATGCAGCGTCCAATTCATCGAATATCACGCTTGCAAACGGGCGCGCACAGGCCAATGGCCGGATAAACTCATCGAATGCGTACCTGAATGCCCTGAATAACATCCAAGGAATCAGCGCACAGAATAATCAGTTGAACAGATTAGGAGGTGTAATCTAATGCCAGTCAACGCCGGACTACTTAACGGGCTAAATCGCCAAACACGGATTACTACGCCGGATAAGCTTGGCATGGAAGCGCAAACACAGAATATCCTTGCCTCGCGCCAGAGAATGAAACACCAGCAAAATGTTGATGCACAGAACGCAATTACAGCGAAGAATACGGAAATGGACGCTGAACAAAAAGCATCTCTTGAGGCTATGGGGCGGATATATAAGGTCGAACAGGGGTGGGTGAGTAAATACACGAAGGACGGTATGGACGAGCAGACGGCCAATCAGCAGGCTATTACAACAGTCTCCCCCTATGCACAGCAAGAGCTTGACCACCATAACAAGAGGTTCGGAACGAAATACACGATCAATGACGTGAATCAGGCTCGCGCTCCAATGCAACAGATAATGACTGGATACGAACAGAAAATGGCCTTACAGAAGCAGAAGTCTTCGGCTGCTATGAAGCGCACGAAATACACCACTGACCATAAAGGCGGTGGAACTGCAACGCACCAGACTACGAATGGCCCAATGAAAACATCCCGGTTAATAAGCATCTGGAAAACGGAAACGCACCAGACCGGAAATATAAGCAATGCAGAGACGATGTATTACATGAGACACCCCAACGAGAAACCAACAACCCCATCAGGGGCTAAGTTTCTCGAATGGTGGAAGCAGTCAGACCTTAATCCGAAGGCGAAAAAGCCGCAGGCTACATCTGCAATGCAGACTTCTGCTAAGAATATGGGCTTGACCATACTAAAATGAAAGCAGTTGATTCACAGGGATTCCAATACTCATTCGCCAAAGGAGGGTGGCATCCAACGCTTGCTAAGGATGCTGGCGGCAACCTTTTCAAGTACCATGAAGGCAATGATGAATGGACACCTGCGACCACTGAACCGCAGCAGCCAAGTGTTGCAGACGTGCTATCGACCCCGGTTCAAAACATGGTTGATTATTACGGGAATAAAGATGCTAATGCGAATAGCAATATCCCTAATTCTAACGCACCTACTGATACGCTCAGTACAAATGTTGCTCCGGGCGATGGGCTTAATCATGTAGATACAAGGGGCGGATTCGACACACAGCAATCAAGTGTGCCTGATGCGTTTCTTCCCAATGCTGACGGTTCTATACCTTCCCCGTTCCAGCCAAAACCGCAGCCACAACAGCAGCCGGAAGATCCTCTTACCCACGGCATTAAGATGATGTATGCAGGTTATATGTCTAGCGGTGCGGGGACAGCCCATGATGCAGCCAACTTTGCGGCTATCACATCGAAGATTATCCAGAAAACAACGGGTATGAATGAGAAGAATGCCGCCGATGCCGCTCAAGTGTTTTTCAGGGAGCAGGAAAAGGCCATGGCAACCGGCATTGAGCCGAACACAATCCCTGACAAGATAAACTATGCCGTTGGAGCTGTTCCCGGTTACATTGCACGTTTGCTTGCTCTTGGACAGGGCAAGATTGGAATGGCTGGCGCGATGGCAGTGGAGGGAGGTTTATCGGAATCAGACAAAGGTTTCATTCCCGCACTTGAAGGCGCAGCAAGAGGCGCGCTGACAGGGATAGGGCTTGGTGCGGCGGGAGCACTTGCTCCGGTAGCAAGGACAGCGGCTAGCGCAGCCGTAGGCGCGGCAGCCGACCCGCAAGACCCTGTAGGAGGTGCAGTCACGATGGGCGTGCTTGGCGGGGTTATGGGAGGCAAGGGTGGCAGGACTACCCTCGGCGTACTCAAGGACGCTAAGGACGCATACGTTGACCCTGTGAAGGGTGCGGCAAAGGAATCAATCAAAACTAAGTTTGCTCCTACGCATGGAGAAGCATTACTCACGCCGAATGATACCAATGGTAAACAATTTGATAAGAGTGCGTTCGATTCCAAGGCAGAGAAAGGCCTTGTTGCGCTCGCAAAGAAAGAGAAATTAACAGCACCGGAATCAAGGGAATACGAACACCTTGCAAGATACTTTGGCAGCGATACACAAGCCATTCTTGACAGGTATGGTATTCCCAAGACTACGGAAGCCCCGAAGCCCCAAGAGGCTACCCAAGCACCTAAACAGACTGAACCGCCCGTTAAGGCTGACACCACACCCTCCAGCCCACCTGAATACAAGCTAACAGCGGCCAAGAAGGTGCGTGCATTCAAGACAATAGAAACAGCGCAGAAGATGGCAGGCTCGACGCATGAAGTCGTTGACCACCCTGACAAGAAAGGAATGTATGCGCTAAAGAAAAAGGAGCAACGCATCGCCACGCCCGTAACTGAAAGCCAAGTCCCTTCCCCATCGGAACAAGGTGATGCCGGAGTAGCGCCCGGTCGGGCTGGTGGTGTGCCTGAAAACACTTCTCTAAATCGTATTGCAGAGAGATATACGCAAATTGCTGATCAGGCTGGAAAGCACATGCCGTTCGCCATTGCCATGAAGAATGCACGCGCATTGAAGGATGCTATTGAGCATGGCACATGGACAGACTTGCTTCATCCTGACAACAAAGTTTCGCGTCATATCTTCACTGAAATTACCGGAGTGAAACTCCCACTGACAGTTAAGGGGACAAGGGAAGCAGTAGCGAATGTCATAAAAACAGAATCTCCTGAAAAGCCAGCGCAAAAAACAAATGAGCGAAACCCTGCAAACGCTTCACGGGCACCGGAGGGGAAGGCAAAGCGTAGTCCTGCCAATGCCAGTGAAGGCACTGCCAGCGAAGTTCCAGACCACCACATATCACCGGAGGGGTTGAAACTCCATGAACTTGTTGAACTCAACAGGCTCCTGACTGGCTCGAACCCGCGGGCGAAGAGCTTGCGAGCTTCGTTGCATGGTTATATGAGGGGAAGGCAGGTTGTCATTAGTAGAGACTTGGCAGCAGACCCTAAGCAGGCATTGAAGACACTCGCCCATGAGATAGGCCATGTTATCGGCTGGATAGATGGTGAATCACTGAAACTGGGGAACATTCTCGGACACGTGGCGAATATCGGGAAGTACATGAAGCATTACATGGAATCGTCACCCAATGCAAAGGAAGGAATACTCACACCGGATGATATACGCAGGCTGAAATCAGAAGCCAAGAACCTTGCAAAGCTTGGTGCTGAACGCTTACTTGATAAGCACCTAAAGCATGACTATAAGGTTACACCTAAAGACATAATGGATATATGGAACTCTGTAGATAATAGCGACATACCCGGGCTGGCAGATTATATAAAGAGGCTTCCAACAAGAGAGAAGAAGGCAATTATAGTCTCTGCCATGAAGGGGATGGTTCCTGAACAGGTCAAGGCAATCGTGCGCGCAGCTAATGATATGGAGGCTAAGGTTAAGCCTGATGGTTCAGATATGAACTGGCATGACACGTTTACCATGTTACTCAAGGATGAAATAGCACGCCGGAGGCTGTTCAGCAGAGACACAATGATGAATGAACTAAAGGCCGTCACAATGGAATGGAACCCCTTTACAAGGGGCAAGGACGCAAGCTATGACAAGTATCGGGATAAACCAGCAGAGTTGTATGCAGATGCGTTAAGCATGTATTTTAATAACCCTGAGATGCTTGCTCGTATGGCTCCGGAGTTCTGGCGTGGATTCCAAGCGTATGCGGATAGAAGACCCAAGGCGATGTTTGCCATAAGGAAAGTATTAAAAGCCCGTGGCATGTCTCTTGATAGGCTACAGCAGCATATTGAGAAGGGTTTTGCTATTGCCGAAGAGAATAGGAATAGCGAACACGAAAGGGTAAAACGACTATCTTCCATATCCTTAAAGGATATTAAGCATGCTGTTTTCGACAGGTATGCGCCTATCCTTGACCTTGTTTCTCAAGTGTCTATAAAAGACGGAAAGAACCCTGCTTTTGCCATTGAAGCCTTAACGCATGTTAACACACGCAACGAAGGGTATCTTGCTGCATTTACCCGGGCGTTTATGAAACTCAATCCCGATGATAAGGTGATAAGGAAAATAGGACTTTACATGCTTTCCGAGCGGGTGCTTGGTGAGCATAAGGCTGGCAATGACAGGTTTGCAGTCGGCGGCATAGAACACGAGCAGGCGGTGAAAATCATTGCGGGTATTGATAAGGAATACCCTGATGTAAAAGCTTTTACGAAAGAATACAGAAAGATACGGCAAGAATGGATAATGGATGTTATGAAGAAGTCCGGCCTGTATTCCAAATCCATGCTTAAATCATTTGAGCGTGAGGAAGGACATTACGCCACATTCAAGAATGCTGCATTTATTGATGCGATGGATAAGCTATATACAGGAGGGCAGGTAAGGGCGCATATTAAACAAAGGCTTGGCAGCTTTGGTGCGATCGAGAACCCGCTAATGGCAACGCTTGCGCAAGACATAACCATGCTTGTGGCAGCAGAAAGGAATCATGTTGTTAGAAAAACAGTTGATATGTTGAAGGAGCATTTCAAGGACGCTATTGAACCTGCCTCAATAGCGTGGAATGGTAAGAAAAGAACCTTCACGGAAACGCACCCTAAAGCTGATAAACAACTTGTTCTATTTATGGAAGATGGGAGGGAGCGCGGATTTTATGTAAGTAGGGATATTGCCAGAGCATTGAAAGATCCCAAGAGGCACGATGATCTTAATGTGTTTGTTAATTTTCTGGCAACAAAGCTGGGGCGTGCGGTCAAGGTTTTGTTCACAGAAGCAAACCCCGGCTTCTGGGTGAGAAATGTAATAAGGGATTACGCAAGGGCCGCTACCAATTTACCCGGTGCGAATGCTGTAACGCTAGCTCCTTATGCCTTGAAGGCAATCAGGCAATCTCTAAAGAGTGGATTCGGCAAAGATTCACCACTTATCGAGAAGATGCTTAAAGACTACGAGCTTATTTCTGTAGCGGATTACCGATCACTGAATGAGCAGGATGGGCAGCTATTCAGGCTATTGGCACGTTTCCATGTATCGCCAAGCGACTTGAGTAAGCCGAAGTCAATAAAGGGAAAGACAGCGAAATATGCTAAGAAGGCATGGTTCTACTATTCAGGCGTAGCAAGAGGGCTTGAACGAATACCCAAGGTGGCAGGACGCATGTATCTGGCCGCTAAACGTCCTGATATGTCACCTGAAATGAGGCGGCATATCCTACTGGGGCAGGTGGGTTCCCCTGACTTCTTACGTGCCGGAAGTGAGATGCACACATACAATAGCATCCTGTTATTCGGTAATGCTATCAAGGAAGGAATAAGATCGGACATTGAGGTTATCCGCGATAGGCCGGTGGATTATTTCTTCAATGCTTTCACTCTTACATATCTTCCGCGCATGGCTATGTTAATGACTGCCGCCGGATTCTTCGGCGACGATAGAAAAGCAATCATGCAGGAGCAGACCACCTATGATAAACAAAATTACACCCTGATCCCTGTAGGCGTTACAGAGAAAGGTGAAGGTGTCGCAATATCGCTTGCGCTCGACCCTATGCAGAAGTTTCAAGCCAACCTATTCGAAGGTATCTGGCGCGGAATGACAACAGGCGATAAAAAAGAGTTCCTGAAATCTATGGGAACCACGTTTGCGACGGAATTACCGGGCTTCACTCCGGTGATGGGAATTTGGTGGGATATAGGTTCATTTATTGAAAACCAACAGCAGTTAGATTATCGCGGTCGTCCTATCTACAGCCGTGCCGCGCTCGCGCAGGCTCCGGTTGATTCAAGCAAGCAATGGGTAGAGTTCTTAACGCACTTATGGAACACTTATGGTGGTTCAATGCTTATGCGTATTCGCAATTCGGATATGGAAGGTGACAAATCAAAACTTGATAGGGCACTTGGGATACCGCTTCTTGGCGGTGTTGGCAGAGCCGTTTTATCAATTGCCAATTATGGCAAGACGCAAACTGCAAGCAAGGCTATAGCGAAAGTTTCCGCCATAGAGTCTCTTTCCAATTCCAGACTACGGAAAGCCATTATAAACATATTGGAAGGTAAAGACACGCCAGCAGACGAGCAGGTAATCATGAACTCTCCTGCAACTGATACGAGAAGGATAATGAAAGCTATATCATTGAGTAAGTCGCCGCCTTTGGAGCGATTGCTGTATAAGATAAGGAATGATCCGAAGAAGGTTAATGCAGCACTCAAAGCATTAGGTAGATGACGATGCTATATTTTGGCAAGGAGTAAACTATGAGCGCAAGCGTATTATCAGTACCGAGGTTCAGAGCATTCGATTCAACGGGTGCGCCTCTTTCTTCCGGCAAGGTTTTTACCTATGCCGCAGGTACAACTTCATTACTCCCCTCATACACGGATTCAACGGCGGCCAGTAAGAACCCTAATCCGGTGATCCTCGATGCCAATGGTGAGGCTTCACTATGGCTGGCATCTGTTCCGTATAAGGTAGAGCTACAGAATAGCGCAGGTGTCGTTCAATGGACGATGGATAACGTACAGCCGGAATCAGTGCTTGCAGGCCCCGAATGGGAGCTAATGAGCGACACGCCTACCTATGTGGATTCTAATACGTTCACTGTGCCCGGTGACAGAACAATAACCTTTCCGGTTGGGCGCAGGGTTAGGTCAACACTTACTGGTACAGTCGTAGATGGAACCATTGCAGCAGTTGCTTATACAACCTTAACAACCATCACTGTGACATGGGACAACACGGGCATCAACAATACAATCAGCGCGGTATCCCTTGGCATTCTTGCAACAGTGGGTGCAGACAGTGCTTTGCAGGCGAGCAATTCCGCTGCCTCGGCTTCTACATCAGAACTGAATGCGGCAGGATCGGCAACCGCTGCGACTACAAGTGCAACAGCATCATCCACAAGCGCCACTGAGGCCGCCGCTAGTGCATCTTCGATTGATATTGGAGCAACATTACAGAACAACTTCACCAAAACGCAGACATGGAACAAAGGTGCCGACATTGCCTCCGCTGCTACCCTAGCCCTATCCGCTGATGGCAACCTCGCAGACGTAACCGGTGCGGTAACTACCACCGACTTCACCGTTCCCTCCGGAACCCCTACCACAGCATTCGGCCCGTGGTTCTTCACGCCAACCGGAGCTTGGGCTATCACTCATACAGTGGGGCAGGTTGAGATAATAGGTGGTGCAAGCCTAACCCTAGCCGCCGGTGACATGGTAATGGTATGGCAGGATGGGGCAGTGTTTAGAGTCGCACAACTTAGTAATAATATCATATCTGTGAAAAGATATGGAGCAGTAGGAGATGGCGTGACTGATGATTCTGTTGCTGTACAAGCTGCTATTGACGCAGCAGCAGCTAAAAATGGTGGCGTTGTGTTCTTTGAACAGGGTTCTTATCTGTGTAACACGCAGTTAACTGTAAACTCCAATGGGATTATTTTACGTGGTGCGTCTTCTGATTCAACGAGTATAAAGTCCACAACAACTGACGGGAGTCTACTCAAAATAACAGGAAAAAGGAACAGTATTGAAAATTTATTGATTTATAGAAACACCTTCTCTACAGCTCCTACAAGTATTTTAGTTAACTTTTCAAACGCCATTCAATGTAAGATTGACAATTGTTGGATACAGGGAGGTTATACTTCTCTTTTAATAACTGGTACTAACACAACCGACTGCATAATAACTAGAAATACTTTTACATTTGCAACTGGATCAGCATTAATTCTAATACACAGTTCCTCCGGAACGAATGGTGGACATAGGATTGAAAATAACCTGTTGAATCAGGGGTATCCTGTATCAACCCCAATAGCATCAAACTACAAAGGGGCCAGAGCTGATTCAACAGCCTATGCAGTAGGTGATATTTATTCATCTAGTGGGTATTACTATCAATGTAAAACACTTGGCACATCTGGGGTGGGCGTTCCAACGCCCTCTTTTTATGGTATTGATATACAAGATGGGACAGCTGTATTTTTACTTATGGGATCAACCGGTTATCGGGGGTTATTGTTAGGGTCACTCACAAAATATATTCATGTAAATAAATGTGATATAACTGGTCCATATTCAACAGCCCTACGAATTGACAACGATCTTTCATCTGGTATACCAAAAAATATCTATATTACTGATTGCACGTTACATGGGCCTATAGGGAGTGGAATTGTAATAAATAAGGGTGCAGAGATAGTCCTCACAAGATGTAATTCATTCTCCCCAACAGGGGGCGGAACTACCTATGGTTTGATGGCGCTTGGCACAGACAGTATTATAATTACAGAATGTCAAGTTTTCAATTATACTAATGGTATCTATCTAGGTTCTTCAAGGAGCCAAGTGGTGAATAATGTTTCTGTAGGTAATACAACAGGAATTACGGTAGCTGCAAATATAAACGAATTTTCCATCATAGGTAACAATGTCAGCAATATCGGGAATTGGGGGTCGAATACTAATGCAATAACAGTGTTAACAGGATCAAGCGATTTTTATAGTATCTCAAATAATATAATTGCTCAAGCAACAAATGGGGTGGCTGATAATGGAACCGGTACGAATAAGTTCGTAGGACAAAATTTCTAATGACCCAAGATCCTAATGCTGTAGAAGATTTCATCCCAGTGCACGCATTCTCATTCCATCCGTGGAGGAAAAAGTGACAGCCAGAGTATCACAAGCCGCAATCGGTGAAGCAATCAAAGAGCATGCTGACACGATGCACACTGACCTGCATGAGCAGATAAAAGCGGTGCAGGATACGCAGGAAGAAATTAAGGTTGAGATTAAGAAGTTGGCTGAAAACTCAGCAGGAGTGATAACCGCATACAATGGCATGGGCTTGCTCAAGCGCGGAATCATTGATGTTGGCAAGATAACCACAGCACTCATAGCGATAGGAGGAGCCATTATATCAGGATTGTGGGTAGCAACGCATCTTGGCTCTTTGCTGCATAAGTGAAATCAGGAGGAGGACAGAAATGAGCAAAGACCTGAATGATCTGGCACCAACACTACATGGAATATGCATTGAGCACCTGCACATTTCCGCACTGGAAGGCATTGACATGCGTATCCTTCAGACATGGCGACCACTGGAAAAGCAAGCGCGACTATACCGCTCCACACGATCTATCGAAGAGATCCGCGCAAAGGCAAAGGCACTCGCTCACCTCGGCTGCCAGCATTGCGCTGATGTCTTGATCTCTGTCGGCCCGCAACTATATCCACCATGGCTACAGCCCGGCAAACATCTGACAATGGCTGGCCCGGGCGAGAGCAAGCATCATAAATTAGACATATTCCACGGAATATGGGCATGCGCTTATGACATCGGCTGCTTTGACAAAGATGGCAAATATATTCAGGATGGAAAACATCCGGACTATGTAACGGCTGGGAGAATAGGCACAGGCCTTGGGCTACAGTGGCTTGGTGAAGGCACGCAGAAGTTCAAAGAGGCAGCTCATTTTCAATTGAAAGGGTTGCCCGGCACGAAGGAACGTATTAAATTAGTAGTCGAATAAACACGGCAGCCGCAGCCCTTCAAATCGGCGGGGATAATTCTAGGAAATACCGGGCGCAGTGGGTTTGCGTCCCTGCCGGAATAAAGGAGATAGTATGGAATTTATTTACGGTTTAATCCTTGGTGTATTCTCCCTAGGCGGAGTGATGTACTTCGTTGGCAGGAAGCATGGCGGTCTGTATGACCGCGCTGTGAAGTTGGTCACTAACATTAACGATGATATCACCGGCGTATGAAAAACAAGATAACATTCATGGCAGATGTGAAAGATGACGCTGACCTCATAAGCCCTGAAATGCGTTTAGTCAGTGTGTTACAAGATGTTCGCGAAGATTCACCGGACAAACTGATTGTGCTAAAGTTGTGGGACAGTGATGGAGATTATCGAACTGCATTCGCTCAATCAGGAATGCGGTGTTCGGAAATGCTAGCATTGTTGGAAGTGATGAAGCGAAGGGTCTTGACAATTATGAACGTGGATGCGGAAGATTAGTATACATCAGGGGACGGTATCAAAATTGCAAGATAAGTGCGGAGGGTGAATATGGGACTTCTAGATTTTAATCTAAGTGACGTTGGCGGGATTATAACTGGTATCCGCGAAGCCATCACCGGTGAAAAAATTAGCGATCCTACAGAAATGGCAAAGGTTACTCTACAGCTTGAGGCACTGGAGAACGGACTCAAGACAGGGCAGCTACAAATCAACATGCAGGAGGCCAAAAGCCCGAGGCTGTTTGTATCCGGATGGAGGCCTTTTGTGGGTTGGGGGTGCGGATTTGCATTACTCTACGCTGCAATATTTGAGCCAATAATGCGCTTCATCGCAACTGTGTTTTTTAAATATTCTGGATCATTCCCTGTAATTGATACTGATCTCACAATGCAGGTTCTTCTTGGTCTGTTGGGGCTAGGCGCTATGCGTGGATTCGACAAGCTGAAAGGGACTGATACCAAGTGATCCCCCGCTGGGCCGCGCCGATACTCATATCAGTTATCTTCGTCAGGCTTCTCTTTGCGCGCAAGAAGACGCAGTGATCATTTAGTTCTCCTCAGTGTGTTTTGCTGCCGCACTTTAGCTGCAACATATAGTCAAGATACTTTGCGTAATCATCCATGGCTTTCACGTACCACTCATGATCTCTGGCGCTTTCGCGTATCATAATCAATAGCCCAAACGTTGCCCCTGAAACAAATCCGATGATGATGGCTAGCGCTAATTCAGTCATTCCATTCCTCCTTCCAAAGATGATTATCTCGCAAAACTTGATTCATGAGGCTTTCTTGACTAATGGTATCAAAGCGAACACATAGTGTTTTTGGGAACTCAAGTAGGATGGACATTGCCTGTGCTTTACCATTTATTTCATCACTATACGGCTCTAAAGGAGCCGGAGCATCAGCGTTAATAACAAAATAACCTTGACCCGAACTGATGACCTCATACCCCATCAACTCTGCCAATGCCAGCGACTTCTCTGCTACTATCTCATCATGTGTCATTAGGGTTACCTCTCCAGTAACTCGGCATAGCAGGCTTATCTATTACCATAACATGAGTAGGATAAGCCCTGCCAAGCCCTTTGTGGGATTCCTCTACATCCCACCTTCCGGCCCAAACTCAGAACTTATTGGCAAACCACACTCGTGCATTATCCTCGATTTTAACCAAGCAGTGAATTTCATTCCAACCAGAATGTGTCATTGCAACTCCTCCGGTAACCAGCAGAATGCTACAATATTTTTACCAGAATTCTCATGCCAGTCTGCAAAATGAAGCCAACAAAATTCATTGGCTCTTCCTTTCGCTATATGCCCATTCGCACAAATAATTGAGACCATCGCGGTATTTTCCACTTGGCATATCCCCCCTTGCCACGATCTCCACACACCTTGAATTGTGGCTATTTTAGCAAAGCGATACATAACCGTTCCACTGAAGTCCCTAAATGGGAACTCTAAGTCTCCCCTATATTTGCCAAGAAGAAACGGCCCATATCTAGCATTGTTTTCACTGTTATAGCCATAGAAAAAGCACCGGCCACTCTTTGCTTCTGCTTCCCAGTCTATTTTTGCTTGTCTACTGTTTGTTACTGGATCACTCTGCCACCATTCGAATATGGCCCTTGATTTAGATTCTTTTGCTAATTCTTGTAGTTCAGTCACATCCATTTCCTCTGCCAGTTAAATCTTTTCTGTATCTCATCATAGTTTATGGGTTTAGCTATGTCATAATAAACAGACCCATAACTACCATCAACAAGGTAAGCCTTTTCTTTTTCATCATATGACAATACTAACCGCATGTCACAGTTATCTTCTTGCATGTCATCATCCCATACTCTACACCATGTTGGCTTAGTTGGTTTCCATACTGGGTAGTCACAAGGCTCCCAGAATGTATCTGTTGTATCTTCATCTAATATCGCCCCAACAACCCATAATTGGTTTTTTGACACACTTAATACCTTTATTTTTTTGTGCGCGATAACCTCAACAACAAGATCGGTGTTAGTTGTGAGACGCATACAATATGGATACTTAACTACTGGCCACGTGCAATCTGTCCATATTGGGTCAGTATGTGGTACAGTACAATCGTAGGAATGTCCGGTTATAAATGCAGAACCACCTTTAGTTTTCAATACAACAAATGAATCCAGCCCCGTGTACTTAACAATTAGTTCCTCGTCCTTTTTGATAATGGGATATACAACCGTATCGCGTTCACCGGTATATGGTGGGGCTCCAGTATCCCACAACCAGATCGAGGGATGAGCATCCCCGACAACGCGTATACCCTCTGTAGTAAAAGAATTGCCATTATCAAAACATAATGGATATGTTTTACCTGGGCTTTTTTCTAATATATGTGGCTTATCATCACCAATATAACCAACCTTATCACCTATTCTGAATTTCATGTTGCCTCCTTAGAATGGTATCTCTCCAGAATCACTACCTTCCGGAGAAGCGAACGGATCACACTTATCCACCGGCTTCGTATATTCCTTCGGTGCTGGGGATCGGTGATGAACTTCATCCTTATTCTGAAAAACCAGCTTCATATATTTTCCGCTGCCATCTTGCTTTTCGTTTATCCATGCTGAAATCCACCTTTCTTTTCCGTCAATCTCACATGAACCTTTATAGTCAGGATGGCTATCTGCTTCCTTTTTCTTGTTTCGGAACAGCACACCCTTCATAGCATTATCGTAGTCCATTTTACTTCTCCTTAAAACTGTGCCGCTGCCCACAGAGGGGCTATCGGGGCGGCTCTCCGTGCGATACGCAAACAGGAGGAATACGCATCGCAAACTTGTTATCGCATTGCCCACCCGGGCAGGTCAAGGACATGGCTGATCTCTTCTCCCGTGTATCCCGGCCAGTCATCAAAATCCATGCATAACCGATACTTATCCAAGGCTTCATCTATCTGTTCTCTACCCTTTTCAAGCGCCGCCTCGGATAAATGATAGACCTCAACAACAAATGGTGGCGTTTTCTCAACAGCAATAAAATGGAATAGGTCAACATTGAACCCCCGCATATAATGCGCAGCTTGCCACGCATATTTGAAATCTGCGCACGACTTGGAGAACGCTCCCGGCGCGGCGCATGCTGTAGTTTTCAGATCGGCCACATAACCCTTGCCGACATAATCCGCCTTCGCCTTCAACTTCTCTCCAGTCCTCTCATCATCCCAGAACGCCGCCATTTCTGCCTTACCGTTGGATAATAGCTCCGAAGCCATAGAATGCGTTTTAACGGCTTCTGTTATATTCATAGCTATATCGCATAACTTCCGGTCTATAACTTCCTTACCGTTCGCCTCATCTGCAAATGCGGCGTATTCTACCTTGCCTGCCTTGGTGCGTTTGTCACACTCAGGCGCAACTGCATATCTGGCGAAAAAAGCATCCGGTTCCAGAACTGCACAATGGATAACGCTTCCCTCCATCATGGCCTTTGATTCAGGGTATGGCATCCGCGCTTTTCTTGGGCAGCCCATCCGCGCAAGGAAAGACTTGCTGATCGCCAGATTGGCGAAGTATTCTGCGTCAGGGATTTTGGTTATCATGTTACCCTCTCAATATTGGAATCAAGTTCCTTTCGATATTCCTTCTGCTGCCCCGGAGACATCTTCTTCCATATCGCTTGCAGCGCGGCCTTGTTCTTTGCCTTCTGCATATCAGAAACGGCATCGCCATCATATCCAACGTCTGCAACATGCGCCTGTGTCTTGTCATACAGAGCATTCCCGAACTGATCGCCGAACGTTCTGAATGCTCGCTTCATTGCATCTGTCACGGCCTCCTTGCCAGCAGATTCATGGGCATCGGCAAGCGTTTTAGCCGATCCGTTACCATAGCCGACATCGGTTCGAGATATATTCAATGCCTGAATTGTCACCCTCGCACATACACAAATGCGGTGCATTGGAATTGGCGGGTCGCTTTTATTATAGGCTTTCTTTTTATATTCCTCTGAAGACACAACCTCGAAAGACTCCACCGAAAGCTGCCACCCATCAAAGCCAAAAATGCGGTTGGCTTCACGGATAACATGATGCCCTTCAATGTATGATAGAGTCGTTCCGCTTTGTGTTCGTTCGCTGACGAATTTCCTGTTAAGCGGTTTGTTTAGTTCTAATTTAAGTTCATCCTTCATTATTATCCTCCTGTAGGAAATAGTAATACTCTGACGCTTGACGTTCATCCTGCGGCGGGTGCATCCTGCCCTTCAACTCATGTTCGAGACGGTCAAGCAATTGTGGGTCGCTCCATATCAGCGCAAGCACCGTCTCTGCAGTATTTTTTTCAACATCGTCAATTGTCATACGAGACCCTTTTCAATCGCCAGCCACTCCGGAAGCTGCACGTATATCTTCCCGCCTTCCTCGACTATTTCAGCTTGTGACTTAGGCAGCCAGACATCCGTGTCGCCATCGTTGATGAGGATGGCCTGATTCGTTATCATTTTGATATCAACCTGTATTTCAATATCGTTATCGCCTGTGTTCATCCTTCACCTCGATCAATCCAGTCATCGTAATCATCAATATGTGCACCATGATTGAACATGCACACAACCGCCGTGGCGAATATCAGGGATATGATTATGATAGTAATCATTGTGATTCAATCGCCATATACTTATTCATTTCACGATCCATCATCTCAAGATCAAGCTGTGCTTTAGCTCTAATTTCACTTCTCCGCTTGTCGAAAAACTCCATAACCTCGTGTGTTGGGTTATCTGGCATCGGCACGTCAACCTCGAAAGTGATCGGTATTCCTTCGTTCAACGGTGTGATACACACCCCGTCCCATATGTCTTTGTCGTGATATGTTTTAAGGATCATACTCTTGTCTTGCCTGATATAACAAAATATATTTTCTGAACCTTTAAGTTTCATAACTTCCTCCTGTTTATTTTATAACTTTGTTACTTACGACTGGCGGTTAGCTGCAACCGGTTTCGGGCCTTTGTAGCATTTCATCCCGGCGCTTCTACCGACATTCTCTCAAATGACTAACCGCCAGACGTAAATAACACTCAATCAAAAAGAGCTATCACAGAATCAACAACACCCTTATTATACTTCTGTATCTTCTCTTCCAACTCTCGATCCCGCTGCTGCTCGAACATCGCATCCTCAGCGATATCCGCGCAACTGACGCATACTTTCTTGCCATTCACCATCCTGCTATCCCAGCTAATCAATTCGTGACATGCAGGGCAGGTTGGAAATGGGTCATATGTGTTCATTGCGTGCCCCTGTTGGCCCGGCGGGATAGCGCAGCAATTCGATTCCTGACTTTTCTACGCCTTCTAAGTTTTGACTTTTGATTGTGTCCATTATGCTCTAATCGGTTAGTACGTTGTGCCACTCCTGTCGTGGCAATAATCCCCAAAATTGAAGCTAATAAAATTTTACTTTTCATTTCGTGCCTCCATTGGATGCTCTCTCTGCCATTCTACCAATTCCTGCATATCCCGCCGTGTCGGCAGTTTTCCAGTTACCAGCGAGCTAAGTAATCCTGGGACGTCTGTTATCTCCCATGCTCCGTATTGATCAATGTGCGGAGACATATACTACCGCGCTGACATAAGCTGCCGCGAACGAAAGCATGACGATAACGCCGATGATATTGTTCCAGTGTATATTCATTCTTGAACCTCTGCCTTAATCCTCTTCAAATCAGTTTTGATCGCTTCAAGATATGGCATTGCCTCTTCGATAAATTCGGCTTCGTTGTCAAAGTATCCAGCTTTATATTTACGCTCAAAAGAGGCAACCGTGTATTTCTCACAGCCGATCTCCATGCACATGGAGATCGGCCCTTTGCGTTTTGCGACATAAGCAAGGATGAAATATTTAAGATGTGATAAATATATAATCCTTGATCCTATGTTTTTCCCTAAATGCAAATCCGCTGAACGCAAATCCGCGAAATGCAAATTCGCTGAACGCAAATCCGCTGAACGCAAATCCGCTGAACGCAAATCCGCTGAACGCAAATCCGCTGAACGCAAATCCGCTGAACTCAAATCCGCTGAACGCAAATTCGCTGAACG